AAAAGTTTTGTAATTTGTATCCTCATAGTAAATATTATAGAATAATCTATAAGGATTATTGATTGGAATATGCTCTAGTGTTTCAGTATCAAAGATATGAAATCCTCTAGTATCATTCACATCATTCCAAAACATTTCATAAGTATTCCCTAGATAGAAGACTCTTCCATTATCCGATCGAGTGTGATAGTGTCCCGAAAAGACACGCTTGAACTTTTTAAGTAATTCGCAGTCCATACCTTCTTCCATGGTGTGTCCACGATAAGCTGTAAATCCTTTGAGTTCAAGGTGCCCCATCGCACACTGGCAAGATGTATCTTGAATAAGTTTAAAAGTTTGCTTTTCATTTTCTTCATTAATCCAGGGTAAAAATAAAATATCAAGTTCACCAATATTAACTTCTGTTGCTTCAGAATAGGTTTTTATGTTTGGATAATCCTTAAGTAAAAGACTTGGAGAATTAATTGTATTTGAGTTTCTTAGAAAGATATCATGATTTCCAATAATCATATGCACATCATATTTACTAAGAGGATCTAAAACAACTCTCCTAGTCCAATCCAATCCCCAAAAATCAATACTCTTACGGTTGTCGAATGCATCTCCCAAATGAATTACGGTAGTTATTCCATATTCTTCCAATGTTGGAAAAAATATATTCTCATAGAATAACTCAAAGTAATTATGTAAATGTCTGGATGATTTTCTTGCCGACCAATGAGTATCCGTCAGAATTGCAACTTTCATTTATTATTTCGGTATTGAATGGCATCTTTGATTCCATTATACTCTGAACTATGCCCAGAAAGCAAGCTATCGTCAACCATCATGACCTCATCAAAACCAGTCTTTTCAATAATCTTACTTTTAATGTCTAATTGCTTTTTCTCTTTCTGAATCCTTCTCAGAAATGCATAGTGAATAATCTGAGTAAAATATGCAAAAGGATTCTTAGACTTTTCTGGATCGAAATTGTGAATATACTGCACACAATTCTCAATGCCATCAGAAATCATATCCTCACGAAACATATAATTTACAAAGTTTGGTTTATATGAGAGGTGAGTGGCAATCTTCAAAAAACATTCTCCAAGATAATTCGGAATCGGTGGTTTACCTTCCCACTTCTTTGCCCTTTCTTGCTTTGGTTGCTCAGTAAGATCTTTATTGAAAGTCTTCATGTATGATTTTTCTACCTTTGATCGATAGACAATCATTGCCTCCAATAATTCTTTGTTATTTACGTAGTGTTCTGTCTTTTTCTTTGGCATAACATTGGTTTTTTTAAATACATGATGAATTAAGTATAACATACATGTAAAGGGCTTGACAATGCATTAAAAAGTCACTAGAATACCTTTGTTGAGGTTGATGGATGAGTTCTAGCTTTCTTTAAGACCTTTAAAGATATTCTCCAGTTTCTCTCTAGCCTCTTGCACTGAGGATATATAACCCATCTTAGATGAAGGTTTAACAGATCCATTATAAGGACTTTCGATAGAGTCCTCTGAAAGATAATCATTGTAAAGTTTAATAATGTGAGAATCATTAGTTTCAGTCATTGTGATGACTTTATCTGGTTTAATGATAAAGATATCATCATCAGATAATTCTAACCAAGGTTTTACTTTTACATATACACTACCTTGATTATTCACCATTTTCATGGTAATCGGATTCTGAAGAATAATAATTGGATCACCATCATTATCATCAGTCGAAATAAGTGCGAATATTTCTTCACCAGAAACTAGTTTTAAAATGCAGTAAAACTCTTCTCCCATTAGTTTTTAAATGGTATGTTTACAATTTCATAATTAAAGTTTTCTTCATTATATATCTTGATTCTTTCAATTAAGTGATTTAAAGTATAATTTTTTCTAGACTTGTAACTAATATCATCGGCAATGTCATATAAAGTTGCTTTTGTTTTATTATTTCCTTTTCTTAATACACGTCCAATTGACTGAAGGTTTCTGATTCTGGATTTTGAAGGTGACGCAAATATAACATTATGTAGATTTTTGATATTAATCCCAGTGCTAAATGTTCCATAAGATGCCACAATGATTGCATTATTTTCCCTTTCTGTAATCTCTCTAACTTTTTCACGATCTTCAGTAGCAACTCCACCATGCACAAAAAAGACATGACGATTATCAGTCTTTTCACTATTTATCATTTCATATAATGGTTGCCCATGACCTTCTACTCTTGCAAAAAGAATTAAAGTATTTCCTTTTAAATCTAGAGAAAGATTGCGAATAAACTTATTTCTCTTTTCATGATTGATGATATATTGAACTTCTTCCTCAAAGTTTTCAAACTTATGTGGTGGGTGTTTCAATAGAAGTACATTAATGTCTAATGTCGCAACATGACCCTTTTTCATTAATTCATCAGTTTTAATAATCTTATAAGATGGACCGAATAATCCTTCTAAAACCCATTTATGCGTTTGAGATCCATCAAGAGTACCTGTAAAACCAAATCTATATTTACAATCAGCAAGTTTTGTCATTATAGATACTAATGACTTTGATTTAAACTGGTGTGCTTCATCTCCTACAACAACATTAAATCTTGAAAAATATTGTCGGGGAAGTTTGTAAATTGACTGCCAGGTAGTGATAATTACTTGAGAATCTGTTTCTCTCTCTTTCCCAGCGTAAATCTTGTGGCAGTATGAACCCACATCAAAACCATAATCTTCAAAATCTTTATACATCTGCTCTACAAGGGATGTCGTTGGCACGACTACGAGAATATTTTGTTCTCTCTCAACGTAATATCTCACAAGACAATATATCATTAATGACTTTCCAGAAGCAGTTGGAGATATCAATAATTTTCGATTATGTCTTAAAGCGTCGTATACTCCCTCAATTTGATAATCGCGTGGATCATACTTGCAAATAGATTTCATATAATCTTTTACACCTTCCTTTGAAATCATTTCATTGACCTCGAAGGGAAGACCATAAAACTTATTGTCTAAAAACTCATAAGTATAATCATGATCTTTGCAAAATTGTACTAAACGATCTAAGAGTCCAATATATATTTCCTGCGTATTTACATTGAAAAGATATATCTTACCATCCCACCACTTATTTTTATATGATGGTGAAAACTTTGCATTTGGTACTTCAAACTGAAATGCATCTCTTAATTCATAATAAACGTGAGGTTCTGCTTTTACCTGAAGATATACCTCGTTCTTTTTTGAAATAATCAAATGTGACATTCACAACATATCAGTTATGATTATTTATTTCTGAATATTTAAGCATACTCTGGAAGTCCTTGCTCTTTTCCAGCAACATCCATTCTCCTTCTAGTGTCCTCTCTATCTGCTTCTGTTCTTTCTTTTTTTCTCTTTCTTTGATTTGATATTTCTGGTTGTGAAGTTGGTTGCTCTGGTTCTTTATTAACTGGTTGTTGTGGTTTTGTATCTACTGGTTCAGTTCTTTGTGGTTGTTGTTCGGGAATTGGTTTTTCTTGTTTTAGTTTGTTTGTAGATTGTGATGCCCTTGCTTGAATATCAGCAATTGTTGTTTGTGCCTGCTGAACTGCTTGTGTTGCTGCTTGTTGTCTTGCTGCGTATTGTTGTGCAATATCAGGATTGTTTTGTAAATAAAACTGATTCTTTTTTGGTACTGGTTTTCCATTTGGATATTTAATAACACTTGCATCCTTTTGCTCTTTTTCGGCGTCGGAAAGTGCTTTTTGTGCGTCAGAAACTCTTTTTCTAAATGTAGATAAAGTGCCTTCACCTTCTTCGGGAGCATTAACATCAAATCTAACAGTTCCTGCTCTTTGCATTCTTGGACCTTCTTTAGGTTTAGTGGCACCTCTTCCTTGTGAAGCTCTACCTTTAACTGGTTCCATTTTGGAGATTGGTTCTATGGAAAACTCCTTACCCTTTTGCCCAGGTTCTGGAGTATGAACCATAAGAGATGCTGTTCCAGGAACATCTTTATCTGGATCTGGTTTGGTTCCAGGTTCTTGGAATCTATGTGATCCACTGGCAAACGTTTTTGAAAGAATAGAATCAAATCCAGGGTGATCATCATACATCTTAGTCAAGACAGATTGTGCCTTGGCAACTTTTGGTTTATTTTCAGATTTTCTATCTTTCGGTATTCTTTGTGATTCACCTTGAGCGGCAATTTCATTACCGGAAGAAACAAGTCTATCAATTATTTCTTGTCTCTTTTTTTCATAATTTCTTTCAGTTTCTGGTACTTCGTTTTCCGCATAAGACTGAGCAGCATACTGAACTGCTGCTCTAAAATCCCCTGGTTCTGCAGTTGCAATTTGTGCTGGACCACCCTTTAATGACCCACCAACACTACCTTTTGTAGAATCTCTTGGGGAAGAAAGTTTAAAATCTGCTGTTGAAGTTTGACTCTTAATGCCAGCATCCTGTGCCAACTGAGTAAGCCTACCAATATCAGTTCCCGTTCCAAAAAGTTGTCTACCCAAGAAAACTTTAGATGTTACTGCACTTCTAAATTTTTTCTCTAAGGGAGCATGTGCTACTGCGTCTGCTACTGCATCTAAATTATCATAAAACGATTCTTCACTTGCAGCATCCTTTCCCTTAACATACTCTTTTGCGTCAGATCTACCATAGTTTAAGGGACTACTCGGATTATTTCTTGCATCAGAAATTCTTTTTCTCAAACTAGAAGCAACCTTTTGCATCAACTCAAGAGCTTCTTTTTCCTTACCCTGATCCATTAATTTTGCAGCCTTGGACCAATCTTTAGATCCTCTAGCTTGCCTAAACAATCTTATAAAAGCACTTTCCTGCTTATATCTACCTTCACACAAAAAGCAACCAGAGTTGTAACACTCAAATATAAATTCTTTGAAAGACTTCATCTCTATCTAACTAAAACCCATTATATAATATTTATTTCTTTTTTTAAAGCATTTTTTATAGAATCACTCATCTTTTTCTTTGTTTCTTCACTTCTTTTTGTCCCAAGAGTTTTTTTATTTCCCATACTTTTTTGGGATATTTTTTTGTTTCTTTGAGACCAAATATAATTTTTTAATTCTTCTGAATTTTTAAAACTGATGTTTGAATTTGTTAAAAAGACATACTGGGAATATGAAATATTATTATCCTTACAAGCAGATCGTATTGAATAATACTCTTTGTTGAATATTATTACTGATTTCACATTATGAGGTATTCGACCTTTCATACGTTCACTATGTTTTTTAGTTGCTTCTTTCTGTCTTTTAGTTCTATTATTTCCTTTAAATCTTATAGGACAATTAAAATCTATTTTAATACCTTTTCTCAATGGCGGATTATCTCCACCATCAGTTCTATTGTGGAGAATGCCAGTTCCTAAATCTTTTCTACCAAATACGGCAATCATATAAATTTCGTGATTGAATGCTTGCTCTTCGGTGAGATTTATTTTAAGAAATATTATTCGGTTTTTATCTTTTGGTGGTTGTATATCTTTTCTGCTTCTTCTATATGCCCTATCAGATTTTCCTTTACCAATGTAATAGGGAGTTCTATCTTCACGCAGATATGCGTAAGTGTAATATTCATTCATTTGTGTCTGGGGAATGACATATTAATATTTATACTAAAAAAAGTGGGTCTTACACAACCTTATCTCCCCAGACACAGATTGTTGCCCACGTATTAATTATATCCTGCGGTAAATTTTAAAAACTCTATACTATTCTTAATTTGAAAAGTTCGATTTGAAATTGTCCGAATAATCTCTTCAAGAAACTTCAGCATAATGTCGTAATATTTAATTTTCATATCTACCTTATTTAACTTCTCATCAGCATCCATATGCCTCTGTATGGCATCTTTATCTCTAACCTTATAAGGAAATGGTTCTTCTTCATAAACTTCAACAGGTGCCTTTCCAGTATAGTAATTATATCTCTCTAGTTTTACTTTATTATAACTTTCCCGTGCTCTCTCACGAAGAAGAGTAATTGTGTTATATATGGTATAATATTTTGAGTGTAATTGGGGTATTTTTAAAGATTCATCGTGTAAATTGTCAGGATCTATGACAGAATCTCTCTGCCACATTTCCTGGATTTCATCAAGATTCATAGGGGATTTCCGTCAGTTCCTAGGATACTGTAGATAGTATACTTGAAACTAGCCTCTGCTGTAAAGTAGTTGATATCAGTATCCGTTGCCTGAAAATCAAGCGAAGTTAAAGATACTGGAAATAAGTCCTTAAACTTAATCGTTGCAACCTTATTATAATTACTGTTTAATATAGATAAACTGCCATCACTATACTGTTGTTTATAATCATTGATTCCATCTTCATTTGTAATCAAGTCTGAAAACTCTTGAGCAGATTCTGGAAATCCAAGCCCAGTAATCCAATTATGTAATGCAACATAATTAATCATATTTTCATCTACAAGAAATCTTAAGTTAAGATCTCCATATTGAATAATATCTCCAGGAACATCAAGATTTTTTAAGTATGACGGTTGCTGCTGTATACTTAAAGTAATTTCTGGTATTCTTGCAGAGTTACAAAAAAATGAAATCTTAGGATATCTTGATAAATTAAAATCAAACCCTATAGGGGATAAGAAGTTTCTATTCTGTATCTGTCTGTCAAAGGGTGTTGCCATAT